CCGGCGGATGTGGCTGGCGCTGCTCGAGGACGCGGGCGTGGCCGATCTGCGGGTGCACGACCTGCGGCACACGTTCGCCAGCTACAGCCTCAGCGGCGGCCAGTCGCTGGGCGTGGTGGGCCAGCTGCTGGGGCACCGGAGCACGCAGACCACCAGCCGCTACGCCCACCTGGTCGATGACGCGGCGCGGGCGGCGGTGGAGCGGGTGAGTGACGACCTGGGGGTGTAGCGCCACGGCACACTTATCACCCACATCGCTTGCGCTGCAGGCGATGTCTTATTGCAAACGCCTGAGAACGGCCGATTGTAAACGAATGTAACGCGGGTCAGTGTGACACCTGTGGAAACTGAGTTTTTCACAGGTTCGCGCGGATACATTCCGCCAGATCCCTTGCGCCGCAATGTATTTCAACGGCAGTAGCTGTGTACTATCTGCCGCTGTTTGGTATCAAAGCGCTACTAATTCTGCCGCGCCTTGTGCCAGTTGAAGCTGAACCCGTGTGCAGGGAGTGTGCCAGTTTCTGCTTATAGTGACACTTATTGATTGTCACACTGCCGGCCAGATCGACTGCGCCGCAATGGATCTGGCCAGTTGTGGTACGCCTGTATCAAGCGCCGCAGTGCGCTACGCGGTGACGATCCGACGCACAGTGGAGGGGTCCCACGCACCACACCCCATGGGCGTCATCGCCGACACGCTCCGCGCCACGCTTCGCGATCTCGCGGAGTCAGACGCGCGGCTCTACCGCGGGCTCGCCACCGAGCTGGCCGCACCGGCCGCCCGGCCGGCGCTCCCCGCGGACGAGATCGCGGCCGCCATCGCGCTGCTCGAGGCGCACGGCTACACGGTCACCCGCGGGTGACCGCACCACCGGGGCCCTGCGGGGCCCCTTCACTGATCCCCACACCGGCCACACGGCACCGCCATGGAACACACCACCCCCGCCACCGACACCGACGCCCTGCTGGCCGAGGTGGACGCCCTGCTGGAGCAGGCGGACGCCACCGCCGCTCGGGTGGACGCCCTGCTGGACGGGTGGGCGCCACTGCCGGCCACCACGCCAGCGCCACTGCCGGCCACCACGCCAGCGCTGCGGCGGCTCCAGCGCACTGCCCGGCACGCAGCCCGGCTGTCGGCCCTGGTGGAGCGCCAGCAGGCCGCCCTGGCCGCCCAACTGGACGCCATGGAGCAGGACGCGTGAGCGCCGCCCGCGTGCCCCTGCAAGGCGCCTCAACGCCGTGCCCCGTGTCTCACACCGTCACGGCGCATAACGCGCCTCACAGGCGCTCCTGTGCGCCACTCCGTCACATCACCCAACCACGCCATGACTGACTACGACATGCACGACCTGATGCGCGAGCAGATGACCGCCATCTACGTCGACCTCACCGCCCTGGGCCTCATGCCCGAGCAGTACGACCAACGACTCACGCAGGCACTTCAGCTGCTGCGCGACGCTCGCGCGCTGCTGGATGAGTGCCGTGGCTGACTCCAGCGCCGGCCGCACACGCCGCTACCGCGCGCGCTTGCGCGGGTTGCCTGACCCCGACGCGCCCCAGCCGTGCCCCGACTGTGGGCGCCTGGTGCGCTCGCTGCTCACCCGTCCGCTGTGCTCCCGCTGCTGGCGTCGCACGCCGGCTGGCCGCGAGCGCAACCGGCAGCGGATGGCCGCCGCCAGGGCCAGCAGGCGGCAGTAGTCTGAAGCCGACAGAGCCCAGTCCCCTGCACGCACGGCTGGGCCATCAACAACACCCCCTAGGCCTCTGCTCAGCACGCCCAAACCTGGGGGTCACTCATTGTTAAGGATTGCGACATGCCGCCTGTGTGATGCAGGCCATGCCCGTATCTTGGGCTCATCGGCAGGCCGAGCGCGCCGCCGATCACCCACATCGCCCGGCACTGGCCGGTTCACCCCATGTCCATCACCTGCATCGCTGCTTGGGCCGTCGCCCTGCTGCTGCTGCCCCTGCTGATCCTGGCCTGGGCCAGTGAGAGCCGCGAGCAGCGCGCACGCCGCTGGCGCGCCGCCGGCATGAGCCAGCAGCGCATCGCCGATCGCCTCGGCTGCAGTCGCACCACCGTCCGCCGCATGCTGGCCGCTTAGGCGGCCGGCCACAGCTCCCGCGGATCCTTGCCCGTCGCCATCATCCGGCTGAGCCGCTCAGCACGGCCGCCGACCTGCTTCGCCCACTTCGAGTCGAGCATCATCGTCGCGGCCTGCTGGTACTGCCCGGCCTCGATCGCGCCCAGCGTCCGCTTGAACGCCAGCAGCCCGACGATGCCCAGGTTGAAGGCCATGTCCACCAGCACCCGTGCGCGCACCTCATCGAGGCGCGCCACCCAGGGCAGCGCGCGCTGAATCTCGCGCTCCATGTCGGCGATGTCGTTCGCCAGCAGGATGGCGGACTCCTCGCGGGTGATGCCGCGGTCCTCCAGGTTGCGGCCCACGCCGATCGTCAGCCGACCGGCGGTGCAGCGGTAGGGCTTGAGGCGCTCGCCTTCATGGAGGCGGAGCTGCCTCACCATCGCGTCGCGGTCGATCACGATCAGCGGCCGGGCTGGTAGGGAAACGCGCGGCGGGCGGCAGCGACCGCCAGCTGCAGCAGGCTGTTGCTGCGCAGGCGGCTCATGCCGATCAGCTCGCTGGCGACGAACAGGGCCAGGCCCAGGTATTCGGTGGTGTGTCCTTCCATCAGATGCTCCATGGGTGCTCTCCAGGCTAGGTGTAGTGCAGGTAGGTGCTGAGGATGTACTTCGGCCCCGACAGCGGCGGCCGGCCGGCGTGCAGCCAGGGCCACAGCGGGGGGAACAGAACGACGGTGCCAGCCGCGGGCTGGATCGCCTGTCCCCAGCCGGGGAACTCCGTCGCGCCGCCCTGGTCCACGTCGTTCAGGTAGACCAACGCCGCGAGGAACCGCCGCGCGCTGGCGTGGTCGCCCACATCGACGTGATCCGGGAACTGCTCGCCGGCCTCGGGCCGGTAGCGCTTGATCCGCAGCTCCTCGAACGCCAGCTCCTCAGGCCACTGTGCCTGGCTGATCTGCAGGTCGCGGCTGTAGCGCTCGAACAGGGGGAGGATCGCCTCGAACGTTTGATCGTGGCCACGCTCCCAGGAGCGGGTGAGGTTCAGCTCGGTGAAGCAGGGCGCGGCCGGGTCATCATCAACGCGAGCGATGTGCTCAGCGTTCAGGGCCTCGAAGCCGGTGATCAACTCGCTGCAGAGCTTGCGGGAAAGCGCGTCAGGGTAAACGCGCACGAGGTCGGAAAGTTCCATCAGTGCTCAGGGCTTCACCAGGATCGCCCAGCCGGTGCCGGGCCCCTCCACCATCCACCGCGGGCCGAGGTTGCGGCGGCTGTAGCGCAGCCTCGCGCCCCAGTTGTTCACGTAGACGCCAGTCATCAGATCGAGCTCACCGAAGGGGTCGTGCACGATCAGGGCGTCGTCGCTGTAGCCAATCGCGCAGATCCAGTGGCCGCCGCCGGTGGGTGCTGTGACCGGTCCCTTGTGCAGGATGCCGATCGGGACCGGGATGCCGCGGTCGATCTGCTCAGTGATCGTGCTCCAGTTGCCGGCGTGCGTCAGGCTGGCCTCCACGCCGAACGACTGCAGCGCCTTGAGCTGGCTCACGCTGTCGGTGGTGTCGCCGTAGCGCAGCACGCGGCCCAGGTAGGTGTCGTCGCCGTTGGGGCCCCGCAGGGTGCCGGGCTTGAGCGCCTCCAGGAGCATCGCGCAGCTGCTGCTGAAGCACATCCGCATCGCGTGCTGCGTGCTCGAGTCGCGCTGGCTGTAGTAGGGCACGCGCAGCGGATTGGTGATCTCGCGCGTGGTGGCCTGCTTCCCGTCCGCCTTCCAGGTTTCATACCAGGCGGAGTCGGTCTTCTTCAAGCTCTTGGGAATCGCCTCCCACAGCTGCTGGACTGCAGCGCGCTGGTGGGGCAGGCCCTTCCAGTGCTCGAAGAAGGGGATCAGGTCGTCGATCATCACCGCTGACCGGTTGATAGAGCTCGCAGCACACCAACCTGGACTCGCACGGTGTTCAGCTCTGTCCGCACCTGCTCGATCAGCTGATCCTGGCGGTTGTCGGACTTGGTGAGGTTGCTGATCTGCGTCTGGATCACATCCATGCCGGCCCAGACCCGGATGCAAGTGGCAATGAGGGCGATCACGCCAGCTGCCACCAGCTGGGTCGTGAGATCGCCAAGGCGCTGGGGCAGGTTGCCCCTGGTGTCGTCGTCGGGCACGTCAAGGGGTCCTTCTGGTGTCACTCTACCGATGGTGATCGCAGCGTTCATCGAGCCGAACCCCCCTGCAGGTGCAGCAGCCGCATGTTCCCCTCTGGGGTGGCGATCTGCACAGCGTAACCACCAGCGCCCGTGTAGCCCAGGTTGCTGGTGTAGGTGGCTCCGTTGACCAGGGAGATTGCTGAGCCGCTCGGCGTGCCGAAGTCGATGCCGGCGTGGAAGCTGCGGCCAAACAGGCTGCGGGGGCCATAGCCAGAGGTGACCCCATAGCTGCTTGGCGGCCGGCCATTGATGCGCAGATAACGATCGGCATCAGCAGCCGTGATGCGTCGCCCGTCGGTCCAGCGTGCGTCGAGGTGCGGGCCAGTGCTGTCGCCGCTGCTGCCCGTGCGGGCGATGACGCCCTTCGTGCCGCCTGCAGTGAAGCGCCCCTGGCTGTCGCGGCCGGTGCTCCAGTCGCTGCTGTCTTCGCCCTGCGTGCCGCACTCGATCGTCGTGCTGTAGCCCCCGCCGCCCAGATCGTGCGTCACGCTCTTCACGTTCCAGGTGCCGTCCACCAGATCGCGGAAGCCCTGCAGCGTCACCAGCCCCTCGGCGTTCACATCCGGCCGGCCGGGGAGCTGCAGGCTGATGCGCACCTCACCCGCGCGCAGGGATTGCAGCCGGCTGTCGGCCGCCTTCTGCGCCTCGGCCTGGGTCTTGAAGACCTGCGTCTCCTCGAAGGTGGGCAGGCTGCCGCCTGCCTGGCCGGCAGTGATCACCTTTTCCTTGTTGACCGATCGGTCCAACCACTTTGCCCTCACCGCCCCGTAGGCCCCGCGGTTCTTCAGCGTTGCTCGCCAGTTGGTCACATCCTCCTGGGTGAGCGTGATGTTGCCGGCGTTGTCCTTGTCGCCCCGGGGCACCACCACCAGCTTCCCGTCCGCTGGCTTGATCGTCGCTCTGAACTTCTCCGCCANGCGGGTGAGGAAGGCCTGATCGGATTCGTTGGTCTGGTCCTCGTGCTTGATCTGCGTGCTGGCCAGGCTGCCCTTGATCACCGAGGTGAGGTTGTTCTGCTGGGCGATCTGCTGCACCACCTGCCCGAGCGTGGTGCCGTGCCAGCTCTTGGTGCGCTGCTCCTTGAGCAGGGTTGGCGCCGTGTTGCTCGCGGTGGCGCGGATCGTCATCGAGCGGGGCCCCATGCTGAGCTCCACTTCGTCGATCGCGAACGCCCCCATGTAGACCGGCGTGCGGCCGCCGTCGCCGTAGCCCAGCCAGACGCGCAGCCATGTGCCGTTGACGGGCACGGGGATGCGCTTGTCGCGATCGTCCAGCGCGATCTCCAGGCTGTCGCTCTGCTGGCCGGCCTGCTCGCTGATGCGCAGGCTGACCAGGCGATCGGCGATCAGTCGGGTGATGTCGCCGCCGTTGGCCTCGATCCTGAACCCTGGCGTGGTCATGCCGCTCCGGTGCCAGGTGTTGCGGTGACGGGCTGATCCCAGATCCTGATGGTCTCGCTGGTGCTCGGTTCGGGCAGATCAGGCAGCAGAATCGTGATGCCCTCGGGGAGGATCGGCAGCAGGTCCGCCAGGTTGGGGTTGGCGATCAGCACCGACTCAACCGTCTGCTGGGTGCGGCCGTAGTAGCGATGGCAGATCGCGTCGAGCTCGTCGAACTGGCTGGTGACGTAGAGCTGGCTCATGGCAACACCGGGAACGAGGAGGTCAGCACGACGGCGCCTTGCACCACCTGCCGCACTGCAGCCGTGACGTGTGGATCCACGTCGAGCAGGGTGGAGATGGTGGCGGCATCACGCACGAGGTTGCGCACGCCATTGGCAGCGCCAATGCTGCCCGCCAGCTGCTGCAGGGTCTGGTAGGTGGCCGGGCGCAGCGTCTCCAGCAGCACCGCCATCGTCGGTGCGCCCTTGCCCTGCGCCATCGACTGCAGGATGCCTGCGGTGTTGAGGCCCAGGCCGGTCCACACGTCGCTCTGGTTGACGGTCAGGCCCGCCATGCCGAAGGCGCCCAGCGCGGCGCCGACGTAGTTGTTGTCGCCGATCGAGCGGGCGATGCCGGCCAGCTGCCCGAGGCTGAAGCCAGCGCCCTGGGCCTGCGCCGCCACGGCGCTGAACTGCGGGCTGCTGGCCCACCCCAGGGCCTTGAAGGCGGAGCCGTCAGCAGTGAGCGGCGAGAGGCCCGCCAGGGCGTTGGATGCGACGCCGGCGTAGCTGCTGGCGTTGTTCATGCTCAGCGGGCTGGCGGCCTGGCCTGGGTTGTCCTCGCCGTAGCGAACCAGGGTGACGCTGAAGTCGATCTGGCGGGCGTTGCCACCGGGCGCGAAGAGGCCGCGGCCTTCACGCAATCCGCGGATGGCCCAGCGGCCGAAGACGCGGCCGGCGCCATCGGTGAGCATCTGCGGCTGGCCCTGGGCGGCGAGCTCGCGCAGGGTCTCCAGCGTGGACTGGCGACCGCTGAAGCCGGGGTAGAGCACACCGGCCAGCTCGATCTGCTGGCTGCCAGGGCCGACGAACTGAGCGGCCGGTTCGCGCAGCAGGCGGTCCTGCAGCTCCCAGCGGTACTCGGCGGTGCGCTCCATGGTCTGGGGCACACCGTTGGGCAGATCGAACTGGAAGGAGCCGAGCTGGAAGAGAGGCCGCGCCATGGTCAGTCGTTCAGAGCNACCCGGTAGTCGCCGTAGGCGCGCGAGATCAGATCCTCGAAGGCTAGGCGGACCTGCTCGCGGATCCCGTTGCCGTCGCCGCTGGCGTTGATCGTGACGGGGGCGCTGATGGTGATGCTGTTGCCGCCGGTGACGGGCCTGGCGATGCGGGGNATGATCGCGCCATCCATGCCAGCCACGAACAGCTCACGCCGCCGCTCGCCCACCTCGTAGGCCATGCCCGCGCGCACGGGGCCGCCGGCCGCGCGACCGGGAGG